CGGGTGGGATGAGCACCCGACCGGTTTCCCGATGGCCGATTACGGATTCGCTGTCGGCGCGTTGTACGCGTTGTGCAGCAGGATGGTGACCCCGACCGTGCCGACCGAGGTCGTGCCGGTTTTCACCGCATCGCAGGACACATAGCGCTTGTTGCCGATGTAGCCGACGCGCTTGGTGACCTCCTTCGTCGTGCCGGCGGTGCGCGGCGTTGCGGCCGGCAGGCTCGCCAGTGCTTCCGTGCCCAACAGGTTCGCGTCGGCCACGCTCGCCATCGCTCCGGTCGCGTCCCCCTCTTTCACGACGAGGGTCACAATGCTGCCGGTGGTGGTGACGGCCCCGTAGTGGGCCAGGATCTCTACGCCGCCGTAGCCTTGCCGGTCCTTCACCAGACCGGTGAGGGTGCCGTTCGCGCCGATCGCCACGGGAACGATCCCCATGACTGTGCGCACATCGGAATGCAGGTCTCTGATCGTCATGATGCTGTCCTCTCAAAAAGATTTGATTGGTGGACGTTGCAAATGAAAAAGCCCGCCGTCTTGGCCGGGCCTTGTTTCTGGTTGCCTTCTGCTCAAACGCCGGTGATGAACGCCATCAGCTTGATGGCCTCGAAGTTCACGATGCCCCCGCCGAACCTGCGACGGAAATTGAACTTCGTCTGGCCCTTGGCCGTGATGTTGTCACGGATCAGCGTGGTCCCGGCGCGGTTGACGATCTTGTAGCCGCGCTTGAAGTTCCCAAAGGCGAGGGAATACGACCCCGCGCCCAGCGCCGGCATGTTATCGTCCACCGTGACGGGCGAGCCGAGGAAGCGCCCGCCGAAGCCGCCGGCGGGATCGGGGTTCCAGAGGTAGTAAGCCCCGCTGCCGTCCTTCATCTGGCGCATCACGCCGAGCGTGGTGTCGTTGGTGAGCCAGTTCGCGCCGGACCGGTACTGCGATTTCAGCGCGTGCTGCAGATCGATCACGCGGTCCGTGGGCGCGATGGACATGAACGCGGCGGATTTGCCGGAACGGATGTAGCCGATGCTGCCCCAGGCGTAGGAGCCGTTGTGCACGTTGGGATAGGCCGTGATGCCCCGGGCCTTTCCTGTTCCGTTCCCCGTAATGTATTCGGCATTCGCCCCTTCCGTGAACCCGATCGCGGCTTCGTCTGCCAGGTCGGCCTCGAGATTGATGCGCGCGTCTTCGAGGGTCTCGTTGAATACCCACGGCTCGACTTCCGCCGTGAAGACTTCGATCGCGGTCTTCGCGTATTTCGGCTCGGTCGTCTCCCCGCCTGTCGCTCCCTCCGCGACGCGGCGCATGGCCATGCCGGATGTTTTGACGAGCTTTTCCCACTTGGCCGTGCCGATGGTGATGGTGTCGGCGAGCGGTGCGAGTCCGCCCATCGTCTGTGCGACGCGGTCGATGGCGAGATCCATCTCGGGCACGACGAGGTAGCCGCCGTCCGGGTCGGAGCCGGTGTTCATGGCCTTGCGGCTGAGCTCTTCGAGCCCTTCGGTGCGGCCCTTGCGCAGATACAGAGCGAACGCCTTGCGGTACTCGGCCTGCTCGGGCGTGACTTCCTTGTCGTCCTTCCCGGGCTGCGGACGGCCGGCCTTCTTCTCGACCTCGGTCAGCTGCTTGCCAATGGCCGCGAGCTCCGTGTTGAGCTTCTCGACCTTCTCCGTCAGATCGGCGGGCGCGTAGCCCTTGGCTTCGATCGCCTTCAGGCGCGCATCGTTCGCCTTCTGAAACTCGTCCCATGCCTTGCCCTGGGCCGCGATCAGATCGGTGATTTCCTTGAGTTCCATGGTGATTCCTCTTTAGGTTGATTGAGGTACGCTCCGGCGTTTCAACGCCTCGGCAATTTGCTGCATTGCGCCCTCATCAGACTCTCTCTGTGAAAAGCCCTTCACCCGCGCGATGAACGCGACGGCTTCCTTGCGGCTCAAGCCTGCATCCCGCAGATACTTCTCCGCATCACGAATAGTTTCGAACAATTCAATCGTCTTAACGCCCTGCACGCGCGCGGCATCGTTCGCCGGGAATGTCACGAGCGAAACTTCCCACAGGTCCACCTTCTTGAGCGTGGTGATCCCGGTCACCTTGTCGTAGCTGTCCTCGCGCGGCATGTAGCCAATGGAAAGCCCCGACAGCGCGCCCATCTTTAGGAGAGAATGGGCCTCGGCGCCACGCACGGTGGACATCGCAATCTGGCCCTCGACCTTCAGGCCGAGATCATCCTCGGCCATCGCGGTATAGATGCCGAGCGGCTCAGCCGAACGATGCTGCCAGAGCATTGCGGGCAATCGGCCTTTTGCCTTTTGATCGGCCAGCGACTCCGAAAACGCGCCTGGCGCGACAATCTCGTTGTAGGTATCAATTACCCCGAAAACAGACCCGTAGCCAGAGAACGTCCCCGCGTCCGACAGCGCCTTCAGCTGAAACGGGAAATCGAGGGTCTTGTTCACGCTGGCGCTCCTTGCGGTTTGTCGGTCGCGCGACGGCCGACTATATTCGTCGGTATCCTCAGCTTGTCGCTGGCCGGGTCATCGTCCGGGTTCAAATCCAACTTGCCGCGGCCCTCGTTCGGCGTCATCAACCCGCCGTTGACGTAGCCGAGCAGCGCGTTCTGTTTGTCCACCATCGACCCGCGCAGCAATCCTTCGTCGATGAAACAGGCATACAACCCGGCCGTGCGATCCGCCTCGGTCAGCAGCGTCGCGTCGATCGATTGCTCGATCCTCCGGTATGTCGGCGCCAGCGTGTGCACCACGTGCGAGAGGAACATCTGCTCGGCGCTCGCGTAGGTCGTGTTCTTGCTCTCCGCGAAAATCATGATCGGATTGACGCCGAAGTGCCGGCATATCTCCTCGACCTGGAAACGGCGTGTTGCGATCGTTTCCGCATCGACTCCGGTCATGCTGTTCTGGAGCCACTTCGCGCTGCGATCCAGCACCATCGGGCTGCCGGCATTCTCGACACCGGCGTTGTTGTCATCAATGAACTTTTTCAACGCGGTGTATTGATCTTCCTTGAGCGTGCCTTCAACCGAGTAAGTCCCGGATGCCCGTACGCCGTTTTTCTGCATCCGCGCCTGTTGTTCCTCGGTCGCCATCGCCAGCCCAATGGCCTCGCGGGCGAGCTGCACGGCCTCCAGGCCCATCCAGCTGTTCCACGATGGCCCGCGCACGTGCCAGATCGCCTTCGCGGGAAATGGTTTCGTCTGCCCGTTGACGGCGCGGATCTCGTAACTCAGCGACCAATCGTCGGCGCGCTTTACCGTGACCTGGCCGGGCTCGAACGGGATCAATTCCATGATCCCGGCCCGGTTCGATCGGTTCACGAATGAGTAATGATTGCCGCACAAATCGAGGTGAAGAGACAGCGTTTCCCAGTATTCGAACGCTGTTTGCCAGTCGTTTGGCTTGCTCCCGATCAGAAAATAGAGCGGATGTTCCTTGGCGGGCAGCCTCGTCTTTCCGTCCGTGCTTTCCTTCATCAGCTTCAGCGGCACTTGCGCCAGTCCGTTGGCGCGCACGCGCAGACAGGCAAATACCGCGGCGACCTCTATCGCCGTCTTGACGCTGACGATTTTCCCCGTGGCCGACGTGCGCCGTCCGATCAGATCCTTAAAGATGTCGTAGGTGCTGAGAGACTTGCGCGCGAAAGCGTCGGCAAGGAATGCCATTTAAGCCGCCGCCAATTTCAGCCCGGCCACGATCGCCAGCGCGCCAGCCACTACATATCCAGCGGGTTCGTATGCCAGCCACGCGCCGTAACTGACGCCCGCCGCGCCTGCTACCAGGAGCGCGTCAGGCAGAAACTTGTTCAGGAGCTTGCGCATGTGGCTTTTCCCAGAATGACTCTCCGACCGGCTCGGCGCTCATCATCCGCGAGATTGCCATGATGAGCGCGATCGCCGGGTCGATCTTCTTGGTGCGGTCCTTCTTGGACGGATCATCCTTGCGCGGATAGATATTGTCCTTCGCGTCGAAGTGGCACACCACGTTCGAGATCGCCCACGCCATCACCGGGTCGCCGTTGTGGTGGAGCCTCTTCGACACCACCAGCGCCTCGAGCTCCTTCATCGCCGGAGAAAAGTTGAGGACCGTCGGCCGGATCTCGACCATCGTCAGCCCCTGCTCGCCGAGTTCTATGGAAAACTGCGTGAGCTGCGCGGGGTCGAAACAACACTCCGCGATCTCGAATTGCTGCAGATCGCCGGGGATCTCAATCACGCCGTCAGGCTTCTTGCGGCCGATGATCTCCTCGCGCACCGCCTCGATGTCGAGGACGTTGCCGGGTGTGATGCGAAGCCAGCCCTCACGCACCCAGGCCGCCAGGTGCTCGTTGCCCTTCTGCTCGGTTTGCTCCTGGTTCGTGTAGTAGCGGCCGAAGGCGTAGTAATGCCCGTCCTCGCGAAACACATTGACCTTCGCGAAGAGGTCCTTCTTGAACGCGGCGTCGAGTGCGATCACGCAACGCTTGCCGGCGAAGCGCTCTTCCTTGAGATCGCGGTCGGCGCAGGCCTCCCACGCGAGCATGTTCATCCACGCCGAGTCGGCGTTGACCCAGACGTCGAGCCGCTTGGTCAGGAACTCGTTCAGCGCCTGCGCTTGGACCTGTGCCACCGTCGCCATGCGCTGCAGGTCCTCGGGATCCACCGATATCCCGTAATTCGGGTTGGCCTTGCGCCAGGTCTCCTCGGCGAAATAGTCGTCGCCCTCGTCGATGGTGTAGATGATCGCGAAGAACGATTCGTCGTCGACCGCCTCGCCCTCGACCCGGTAACCCATGCCGCCGTGCCGCTTCAGCACCGCATTGAGGACCTTGGTGCCGTAGTTGCGCTGGTCATAGCACACGCCGGCACGATTCGACCCCGCGGTAGTGATCTTCCACAGCAGCGGCTGCGCGCGCGAGCCCGTGCCAGAATCAAGCACGTCATGCACCGCGCGCGTCTTGTGGGCGTGCAGCTCGTCGATCAGCGCGCAGCTGACGTTGAGCCCGTCCATGCTGTCGGCCTCCGCGGCAAGCGGCACGAACTTGGATCCGGTGTCGCGCACTACCAGCGCCTTGCGGAAGATCTCCACACCGAGGGTCGAGCGGAATTCCGGCTCCATTCGCGCCTGCTGCTGCGCGATCTCGAACACGATCCGCGCCTGCTCTTCCTTCGTTGCCGCGGAATATACTTCCGCCCCGAGCTCGCCATCGGCGGTGAGCATATAGAGCCCAATGCCGGCGAGCTTGGTCGTCTTGGCATTCTTGCGCGGAATCTCCTCGTACACCGTGCGGAAGCGCCGGCGCCCGTCAGCCTTGCGCGTCCACCCGAACACACACGCCAGGATGAACTTCTGCCAGCGTTCGAGCCGGATCGGCTCGCCGGCGAGCGGACCCTTGACGTGCGGCAGCAGCTCGATGAACCGGATCACCCGGTCCGCGAGCTCGGGCCGCCAGTCGAACAGCCAGGTCGGGTCGTGCTCCCATCGATCGAGGTCGTCGAGTTGCCGGCGGCACGCCGCCTTCACCCACTTGCATGCCGGGATCAGCCCGGCGACGACCTCCTGCGCGTATTCGATCGACTCGGCGACATGGTCTACCGCTTGAATGTTCCCCATCCGCCTTCCTGCGGTTTGTCTATGCCGGGCAACGCCATCTGCGGGTCGGACGCCGTGACGCGCGAGCGTGCAGCCGGCGACATCCCGAAGTGCGAGAGGAATTTCTCCATCTGCTCGACGCACCGATTCGAGATCTGCAGCAGCACGCTGATCTGCTTGTAGCCCGAGGGCGTGTCGCCGATCAGCCCGGCCAGGTGTTGCTTGTCCTTCTTGTTGAGTTCTGCGATCTTCCCCTCAACGTCGACCCACCGGCCCCACGCCTGGCAGTACGCCGAGAGCGCCGCCCGGTCGATCTGCGAGATCAACCCCAGCTGCTCGAGGTGTGTCACGATCCGGGTCCACTCCGCGCGCGCCTCGGGAATCAGGTGCTTCGGCGCCTCCGGGATCTCGACCTTCGGCCGCACCTTCTCGTCGAGCAGCGCCGCCATCGGCTTCTTGCTCGGATTGCCGTGCAGCAGATGCAGCTGCGCGGGCTTGGGAAGCGGTCCTCGTTCACCGGCCATACGTCACCTCGCTACACCCCTCGGGGCTATACCCCCACCCCAAACTCCCGGCCGCTTCTACGCGGCTGGGCACACGGTCTAGAGCGACAAGGGTCCAGAGATCTGATCCCCCCTCAGCTCACGCGATATTGCCAAAGCCGCCGTTCTCGGTAGGTGTCTTGCGGTCATGGCATTCCTTGGCCATCGACTGCCAGTTGGTGCTGTCCCAGAACAGATTCATGTCACCGCGGTGCGGGATGCGATGGTCAACTACGTTGGCGACGACGATCCGCAGCTTCCCTTCTTGGCAATCAGGACACTGGCATAGAGGGTGAGCGCGCAAGTACGCCTTGCTTGCCTTCTGCCATCGATATCCGTAGCCACGCTCGGTTGAGCCACCGCGCCCCTGGTCATGCTCGCGCTGCTCTGCGCGCTGGTGCCGATCGCATCGTCCGGTCTTGGTTAGCAAGCCACAACCCGGATAGGTGCAGGGCCGGAGAGCGGCAGTTGGCATCGGTCAAAAAAAGCCCCGCGGGAATCGGCGGGGCTTGGGCTGATCCGAATTGGACAACGGACCAGGTGTTACGCTACCACGTTGAGTTCACATAAACGCAGGATCAGTGATCTGGTTGACATCACGCAGCACAATAAAAAACCCGAGGGCTCGCGCCTCTCGGGCT